ATGACAAAGAAAAAATCACACAAACCTGGTTCTGCGACCATTGCGTTAAACAAACGTGCTCGCCATGAATATTTCATCGAAGATGAGATAGAAGCGGGCTTGGCGCTCCAAGGCTGGGAAGTTAAATCACTGCGTGCCGGTAAAGCAAACATCAGTGATAGCTATGTTATCATGCGTGATGGCGAAGCTTATCTTTTTGGTGCAACCATTACTCCTTTAAATGTTGCATCAAGCCATGTCGTTTGTGACCCGACTCGTACCCGTAAACTATTATTAAAGCAACGCGAATTAGATTCACTTTACGGTCAAATCAACCGTGATGGTTACACCGTTGTTGCTCTTTCTCTTTATTGGAAAAACGCTTGGTGCAAAATTAAAATTGGCGTTGCAAAGGGTAAGAAAGATCACGATAAACGCGATACCATTAAAGATCGTGAGTGGAAATTAGACAAAGCACGTATCATGAAAAATGCTAACCGCTAAATTGCGTTAAGTACTAGCAATTACAAGTATTTTTCTGATATACTCGCTTTCAACAACTTGGGGCTGATTCTGGATTCGACGGGATTTGCGAAACCCAAGGTGCATGCCGAGGGGCGGTTGGCCTCGTAAAAAGCCGCAAAAAAGATAGTCGCAAACGACAATCAGTACGAAGCACTAGCAGCTTAATAACCTGCTTAGAGCCCTCTCTCCCTAGCTTCCGCTCTTAAGACGGGGATCAAGAGAGGTCAAACCCAAAAGAGATCGCGTGGAGACCTAGCTTGGGGTCAAAGCGTTAAACTTAATCAAGCTAGCTTATTCATGGCGCGTCTGTCCGCAGTGGGTAAGTGAAATTAAAGATAGACTAAGCATGTAGTACCGAGGATGTAGAAATTTCGGACGCGGGTTCAACTCCCGCCAGCTCCACCAAATTTGGTGGGTCAGTGATAGGACAACGGTTTCAAAATCAAGAAGTTAGCGAAATCATCAAGACTACACACTGACAACAAAAGGACTATAAATGACACGCAAATGACACGCGGATCATTTAAAGTTTAGAAAGGCTCACTTCGGTGGGCCTTTTTTATAGAATAATATTAATGGAGAGTATTAGATGGCTTCTTCTGAATTAGTTCGTTTATCAAAACGCAAAGAAAATAGAAAAGCAGTTGAAAAAGCCTTTGAAAATTCCAATAGAACCTATTTAATTCACTACTCCTGCGAATCATTCTATGATAATAAATCAGGCACATCTCGCCGTGTAACCTCAATCGCAGTTAGAAATTTAAGCTCTGCTCAAACTCACTCATGGTCAATACATAAAACAGCAGAATTACATAATAAAATTAATACGATAAATGAAGATATCGATAATTTAGAATGCGATATGTTGTCTAGTTACTTTGATTTTTTGAGAAAAAATGCAGATTTTACATATATTCACTGGAATATGCGTGATGAGGCTTATGGCTTCCAAGCATTAGAACATAGATTTAGGGTTCTTGGTGGAGAACCATTTATACTTCAGGATGATAAGAAGCTAGATTTAGCTAGAGTTTTGGTTGCTTTATTCAGCCGTGCATATTGCTCCCATGAATCTAAAAGTGGGAAACATGGTCGATTGATGGTATTAACTGAAATGAATGGAATAGCTGATTTAGATGCACTATCAGGTGCAGAAGAAGCAGAAGCTTTTGAAAATGGAGAATATTTAAAACTTCACAGATCCACCTTAAGGAAAGTAGATATTTTTGCAAATATCATTGATAGGGTTCATGAAAATACATTAAAGACAGATGCCAATTGGTTCAATCGTAATGGTATTCACCCAGTAGTTATAATTGAATTAATCAAGACACACCCTATGTATTCTTTTATAGGCGTTGCGAGCACTATAATTGTTTTTTATACCCGCTTATTTGGTCTATTTTAATTAGATTATTGTTATAACTGACTAATTATAGCGTTATCATATATAAAATTTACTTAAAATAAGAATCTGGTGTAACTTCGGACCAATCTTTTGCGCTATATTTAGATTCAATTCAATAATAGAGATTACCAAATGAAAAATCTAGCTGAACTAACGCAGGAAGAAAAAGATAAGATCAATGTCAATTTAACAGCTTCAGGTGTCGCATATAAAGAACGACTCAATATGCCAGTTGTCGCGTCCGAAATTGAACGACAACAACCAGCATATTTGCGCGAGTATTTTAATGAACGACTAGCGTTTTATCGTGAGAGAAGTAGGAAGTTGCCTGATGGAAATTCAGTGCAGTATTTGAAAACAGAGTAGTGCCGATGCTCGATGGAACCGACTGAGTTATATAATCAATCAGTTATCAATTTCTGGTGTCTTATTGGTGTCCTGATTTTCTTCCTCTTCTTTTTGTCTGCGTTCCTCTTCCGCTTTCTGCGCTTCTTCCATTTCACGCATTCTCACGTTATAGATTGATTGCTCTGGCATTTGTACACGAACGGAAATAAAACGACCATCAGGGATATCTATTGGATCGCCGTCTTTGTAACCATCAATATCATTACGGGCAAACTCAGGTGCGTTAGGGTGAGTGCGATGATACGTTTTAACGAGAATAGAACCATCTTTGTTAACTTTAGAGTTAACCCATATCAGTGGTTGTTTATTAACATCGAGTGGAATTTCAATACCTCCATCAACACCGCCCCAGCCTGCATCTGAGTTAAAACCAAGTACACCTTCGATAAGATATTCACCTTGAGCTACCCGAGTAACCGTTGCGCCTTCTGATTCGTCGTTAGTTATGAATGTGCCATCGGAGTTGATGTTAACGATTGGAGAAGCTTTTTTGATGAACCCTTGAGGGTCCGTTGTGGTATTCCTAGTTCCCCACATTGTGTTACTTCTAACAACATTTGCACCTTTACTATAATATTCAGCAATAAAATCAGCATTCCCCGTAACGAACATTCGAAGTGATGCATCTTCACTCTGCTTTATTGATATACCACCACCATAACTACCGAAATGATTTGAATCACTCCCTGCTCCCATTGCCATAAATTGGCTGAATAGAGTACCTTTTAATTCATCATTAGTGACTCTTGGAGCGATCCCACCGATACCATAATCACCAACCAACATCATTTTGCCAGTCTTTTCAGGAAGCGTTGCCCTATAATATGTTCCATTTATTTTATATAAAAATGATGGTGAAGGGTCTAAGCTCAGAAATAAGTCATAGCTACTATTTCTTGAACCTACAGCACCCGCCGAAACAATACCCCCTTTAAAATCTTGAGGAGTCGTTTTTGTTAAGTCTGCCTTATTTTGTATATCCCCTTGCATCTTCTTAATACTATCGAGCGTGATAATCTCGCCATTTGGCATCTCAATTTTTGTCTGGCCCGTTTGAGTCATCCACGTATTCATGGCGTCGAGGAAATACTCGACATAACTATTAATAGCGACCATGGTTCTAGCTGCATCACTATTATTGTCGGGCTCAGTAATATGAATTGAGAATGTGGTGTTAGTTGCTGTGGCTAATGCCGGTTGTGCTAATACTAATTCAGTGTCGGAATTAACGGATTTAATCATATACGGAATATTTGTTGTTCCCGATTTAATTAAAATAGTCATTCCGATATTAATAGCTGGATTATTATTTTTAAATTTAGTGCCAGTGCCTTTGACAATAGCAGACCCTGACACTGTATTAACAGTACCTGTTGTGTATATCATGAATATGTTTTCCTAGATGTATAAACGAAGAGTTAATTAAATATTGAAGTAGTCGCTGAGTTCGATGCCGTATATGTCAAATTCTATTTTAAACGCATTACCGCCATCAGCCCCCCATGGCCCGCCATATTCTGATCTGATACTGTATATGTCATCCCAATAGACATTATTCCCGTCATTTCTAAAACCAAATCCTGTTCGCATATAAATAACATCATCTCTATTGCTTCCCTGTATTCTCCAGTTAACGAATTGTGCATCTGGAATAATCATTGGTTTTTTGAGTTTAGAAAACGAAGCTCCATTTCGATTACTAAATCGCGTTGTCTCTCCGAGCTTCATGGGTTTGTAGTTAGATGAAAATGTAATTTCTTTTTTATCGTTATAAATTACAATGCCATATTTTGGAGGAGTTAAAGTAAAGTTAGTACAAAATATAACGACATACATTTCACATGAACTACTAACAACTAAACCCCTAGCTTTATTATATGAGAAGACAGCACCTGAATTTTTCGGCCTCACGAAAATAATGGGGTTCATTTCATCAGTAATATTTGATGGCATTCTCCAGCCATTATCTTTACCTGCATTTATTTGTACGATGTCGGCAAATACACAATACCCTCGCATTGAGGGCGTTAATTCACTAATACCATTCATTCCATGTAGACGTATTCCGTATGATTCACTATTTGATTTTGGGTAACCATAAAAATCAAACATGAATTCTGGGTCTCTTTCGTCATCTTCTGAATCTACTCGCGATCCGGCTGGCCTTTCATCAACATAAAAATTAAAATTATCACCGGATATATTATACACTGTTACATTTGATGAGAACCAATAATAGGAACCGGGTATTTTGTATGTCCGAGATACTACTCGTGGGATAATAATAATATTGTACTTTTCATATTCAGGAATATTGTGCTTCATTGTATTCCACCCTTCATTTATTGGGTAGAAATGGTTATTGTACCACCCTATTTTTGCTGAACCTAAATACCCCATAACCTGATTATCATCAGCATCTAAATAATATTCGTTGCCTATATCTGGTTTAACATAAACACCATACATGGTTATCTCCCTTCTATTTTTCCTATTTCAATCCTAATTTCTCCTTGAGCACCGTAAACCGCAATCCGTTCATTGGTGATAACGGTATGCGCACCCGTTTTATTTGTTCCTATATCTAATTCACCCCGGAACGTTCCTTTATTCATTTCAATATTGCTAGTTTTACCATCAATCAAAAAACCACTCTTTCCCGGAACATAATCGCCTGATTTAATATATTCAGTAACAACAACGGAATTAAGCCATGCCTCGTTAATAAAGGCCTCGCGCATAAACATCTGGCCGTTTTTAACGTACATGAATAATTCCATTTTTCCGTTACTTGGGTTGTACCACGCAAAATTATTAGCATTATAGCCTATGAAACTTTCGAGCTTTCCATTCTTAACTTGAGCACTAATGACCTGACCTGCTGCATTGTATTTAGTGCCGTTATGAACAATCGTGATATTGATGGAATGAGTGACAACACCGTCGCCAGATTGGCTAAATTCAGCCTGCATTTTTTGGTTAATCATGCCCTGCTGTTTGCCAAATTGAGCTTGCACTTGCTCCTCGGATTTAGCCATAGCTTTATTTGTTTCAGATATTGCCTCTTTATTCGTCGCAACATCAGCACGAATGCGCCCAACTTCTTTATCTGTGTTAGCTAAATTTTGGTTAGTTGTTTTTAACTCTGTGCGGATCTCCGTAGTTGTTTGACCGAAAGCTTTATTTAGATCAGTAATTGACGTTTGAGTCTCTTTAATAGCAGACGTGTTATCACCAACAGCGGAGTAAATTTCTTTAACTTCCTGTGCCCATGCTTCCTCTTGAGTTGCATTAGCTTGCCATAGCTCACTAATGCCAGCTTGAGATTCAGCATGTTTTATTAGCAACTGCCTGAAATTACGATGACTTGCGTTACTTAAAATAATTGCGGTCTCAGCATTCCAATCAAGCTTATTATCCAGCTCTTTAAACGCATCCGTTTCTCTAACCGTGTTATCTAAATCATCAAATATGTCGTCTGGCAATGAAACTGGAATACCTGAAGCTTCTACAAATGCAGATTTACCATAACTATTGATCGTTCGGATATAGAAATAGTAAGTGTGGCCAGCTTTTAAATTCTCTTGCGTCCAGAAATTTCCTTGACCAACTTTGTTTGTTTTGGTGATCACTTCATTTTCAGAGAGATTAGCGAGTTTTTTCTCACTAAACCAAAACTCAAAGGTATAACCAAAAACAGCACTATCACCCTGTTTAGGTGACGCCGTTAAACTAAACATACCTGGCGTTATTTCAACACCGATTGGTGACGGAGGTGCTTGAATTGCAAAATCACTGATAGCCGGTGCAGACATAGCGCCAGCAACATTAATAGCTCTCACTTCGACACGATAAGTACCTCTCGCTAAACCATTAATATCAACACGCTCACTCGGTACCTGAATAGACTGTATAACCTTGCCATTCTGGAGAATATTAACCGTGTTATAGCGAATATCAGATGCCACGTTCTGCCATGATATGTAACCTTGAACGATATCGGTGACAGCAAGAGGAACAAAAGCCAGATTGATCGGTGCTGGTACGCCACCAGTGGGTAGTTTAGTGAATGGAGGTCTAACAAAAGGTTTACTGGCTAAGTCTTCATAGATATAAGGACCATCTTCTTCGAGAGTAATCTCTACCCCCTCTGATGGGTGAAATTTCCAATCAGCAATGCGAAATTCTAAATCGCTAATCCCCAGCGAAGGTAATTCGAGTTTTACAACATCACCAGGGCGATAAGCATAACCATCTAAATTCATGCGCAATTGAATACGACGACCTGCGCGTTTTTTACGTAAATAGAGATTGGCTAGTCGATTGGCTTGGTATGGGCTAGTAACAAAACGATAGTCCATATTTTCTTTAATTTCTAAGCCATCTTCTTCTATCCATTCATCAATAACCACTGGCTCAAAATCGGTTTTGTTATACTGTTGTTCTGCGTCAACAAAAGTGCCATAAATCGCATTAGTTGCATCACGTAATGAAAGTTCGGGTGTCACCGTCACTGTATCGATAATTTGTGACTCATCAATCGTCAGTAGTGCTGGCCCATTATAGACTTGCATCATAATGCCATGCTTACCCGCTATATAAGTGGGCTCTCCAGCAATACATTTATGCATCATCTCTAATACAGAGGCAGGACTTTCTTCAAGTTCATAAGCGCCATTTAAAGTGTATCTAGGCTCACTTTTTCCATCTGGCGTTTGTACGGTTTCATCACAAATATCTGCTGCACTTTTAAATGCATCCCAATCAATATCGGAGTCTGGAACACCTAAGTAATGCCGATAGTAATCTAATATGATCAAAGCACCGTTATTTGACCATACTGTTTTTTCATTGCGAGGATCGTAAATTTCTTTTCCCCATAGTTCACTTTTAACATTAGGCACACCATAAGGGAACTTTTCTTGATCAAAGCGTAATGTTAAGCGTAACCATGCAAGCCCTCGACCAATCATATCCTCTTTCCATGAAGGGGCATGTTTTAATAGGTATGGATCCGCCTCAGTTCTACTGTTATGAAATTCGTATTGTGCGTTGTCGCCTAAATCTTCAATTTTGTCATCATTGAAATAAATTTGACCTAATTTATGGATAGGGTGGGATGCTATGGCTAATGCCATGTAGAGTTCTTCATTTTCGTCTTGTTCACCTTCCTCTTCTTCGGCAAAGAAAAGCAACCCTGACATCATTGTTTTACCTACAACCACCGTCTCAGGTGCAGAGGCAGAACGTAGCATCTGTTTACGTTCAGATTGGTCACGATAACCGGAACCAGGCACTTTATCTTTAAAAATAAACGCACTCGCCGCTTGAACAGCAATACCAGCAACAATCAATGCGGTACCCAACCCACCTGTAGCAATAACCCCTGCTATCATTAAGCCCGCAGAGACAACGCTTGTGACTGTCTTACCCATTTATTGTACTCTCCATGCTTTAATCGGTTTATTGCTCACAGCGCGAACTCCATCCGTTGAAACTGCCCACAATTTACCCGCCCACAAAACACCTAATGTATTTCCCTCATCCCCCTCAAACATCACAATGTCACCACGCCCTGCTTCGTTTGTTGGAACTTCATCAAAAAAACGGCTCACAGCGCCGTCCAATGTTCCAAACTCTTTTTGTAATACTCTGAATGCGCCTATCTTTGTTTTATAGCGCCCACGAATGCTTTCGCAGGGGTCAAAATCACAAACAGCAATGACGCAATCAGATGCAAACAAACAGCAATCATGTTCCCCCCATGCAAAAGGGTGATTTATGGCATTCTTTAAGGTTTCAGGAAGGCGAGTGGTCCATTGTGGGTGTCTCATGGTTTTCTCCAGACAATAAAAAACCCGCCGAAGCGGGTGTTTATATTCATTTTCTTTTACAGAGGATTTCTTTCTTTTTTACATTCTAAATTTAACTTTTCTACGGCTTGATCTATGGTATTTTTATTTTCTTTTGGCAAGAATGCTTGCAACATCCAAATCGTGTACCCGTACTCTGTTTTATGTCCAGCTAAAATAATGTTCTTATTTTCCAAATCAAAATAATAAACATATTTAAATAATTTATCGTCTTCTTTTTTTCTAGTTGGTTCCCCGTATTTTAATTCAAGATTATTTAGCATTTTTTTAAAGTCTATATCATATATTTCTTTATTTTTTATGAAGTAAAAATAGTCCACACCCATAAGTCCGTTAAAATTAATTACTTTATTTTCTGGTAAAAATATAAGTGTGTAGGTTTCATTTTTATTATTTAAACCATTAGGTAGACTTTCAGATTTAACTTTAACAAATGGACAATTTTCTTGATTATTTAAAATTTCAATATCGTTCCCTATTTCTTTTTTAAGTTTATTTATAGACATACCCCACTCTAGGCCAAAAGGAGCACTATATTTATTTTTATCTGAGTCGGATTTATCACATGAAGCTAAATTAGGTAAAATTAAAAGTATGGATAATAAAATAATAATATTTTTTTTCATTTAATCGACACCAATAATCAGAGTTATTTATAAATAAACGCAGGTGCACTTTTCTTGCTACCCCAATAAATAGCCCGATCAGCCATCTGCGCAACATAACGAAATATCCTATCGCCATTTTTACGTTTAGACCATGACTCATCAGTAAATCTGTCTGGTAATCCATAAGACCAACGTTCAAATCGATTAGAAACAGTAACTGCTATTTCATTCTCTTCACCCGTTGTCACACCAATGGTTGATATTTGGCCAGCAAATAAAACCTCAGCAAGCGCAGGTTTTCCTTCTTCATTTAATGCAACTAACATCAATTGTGCATTTCGCCCACGAACCCGCTCGTTCATCACTTCTCCAATCAAGGAAGAATCGAAGCCTGAGAGTTTCATAATGAGTTGTTGTGGGCTAGTGGTCATATTTTCACCCACAGACTCAATGGCACCAAATTGCCCTACACCTTGGTAAACTTCACCTGCAATAATGATATTGCCCACACCAGTATGTGCTCTTACAACACCTGATTTGAGATCTAAACGAGAGGCAACAACCAAATAATACCCCTCGTTAATTGCCTTAACCATGTCATTACTAAAGGGATGATATTTCATGTTAAGGCCTCCTCGAATGACAAAGAAGTGCTAGTAAGTATGCCCGGTTTACGCTGGAAATTACCTTGATCGTTACTGGTTAGTTTAAAAATACCGTATGGCGTTTCATTTTCTATCAAATCATTTACTGTCGGTGCATAACGTAATATAGGGGCAATAGGAATTGTTGCGTTTCCTTGTGCATCACTAATCACATTAGCCGTCACTCTCTTTAGTTCATCATTTACCGTGATATAATCACCAATGCGTAAAACAATGCTATTGGGTAACCAGTCTTTACTCTCCAATAATTTTCCAGATTGATTGGGTTGGCTAACTTTAGGTTTACCACGCTGAGTTAAACCAGAGCGCGCCCAATCACTAATTTTCACTCGACCACTTTCACCATCTAACTCGGCAACAAACGCCTCTAAAACCCTTGCTTGCTCATCAGTCAAATTATTAAATGACATACTGCAACGCCAACGTGAGCCGGGAAAGCGTACGGTCTGTACACTTCCCGTAAAGGTTGATGTAAAGGTTTTGCTGTTACTCACGAGTTGCCAACTTAATGTGGCTGGCACGATGGATTGTGGCCACGATAATATCGTTGCCATTTATCGTAGATTCCTTCTTAACGTACCATTGGTTTGAAAATCTCGCATAATGTCAGATTTAGCTTTTGAGACACCTTGTTCAGCACCCATTCTTGCAGCTTCCTGCATGGCTTGATACAAAGCTTCATCACCGTTACCTGTCACATGAAATGTTTGGTGAATAATAGTGTCACCTGAAGAGATGGAATTAGCCCCCGTTGCTCTTACACCTAAAGAGCCATCAGGTCCACGTTTTAGGGGCATAATAGCTTCACTACCCGCCTCTCCCATCAGGCCAAGATTAGGCGTGCCGCCTTTTGCAAAGGCAAATAACGTTGGAGAACTCACAACTTGATTACTATATTGACTCAAGTTTGGTGAACTATAAACATCACCTTTAGCGTTTGCTTTTACACCAACTTTTCCCGTAGTTTTTGCACCCGTAGCTGCTTCGCCACCACCAAAAACTCCACCAAACAATCCTGTTAATGCATTAGTGATTTGAGCTTGAATGGCGATACGGATCAAATCCGAAATAATAGAACTAGCAATGGAAGCTGAAAAATCTTTAATACCTTCAGAAAATGACTTTGTACCCATCAAAATACCAGTCATTGAATTCGCTGTTCTTTGTTCAATGGTATCAACTAAATTCATTTGCATGCGTTGCCACATTCCTTGAGATGCATATAACTCTTTGCTAGCCTGATATTGAGCCTCTTTTGATTTATTGGTTGCTGTTACCATCAATTGTTCATAACGTTCTTTACTAATCATGCCATCGTTATAATAAGCCTGATAAAGTGCTTTCTGCTCTTCAAGTTGGTTTCTTAATTGAATAACCGGATCTATTTCACCAAGGATACTGATATTAGGGAGAGAAATACCTTTTGCTTGCTCTGATAAACGATATTTTGTCGTATCTTGTGCCATTTGGCGCCGTGCATATTGGTATTCTTTTTCAGTCAACAATTGTTGCTCAAAGAGTGATTTAAGCTCTTTGGTCATCTCTTGTTCATTTCGGATGGATGCGCGCATAGGAGAGTATTTTTCTGCTAACTCTGCACGCTGTTTCATATGGTTTTCAGCGTTAAGTGTTTTTAATCGTTCATACTCTTCCTGCTTCATACCACCAGCTTTTAAGTTTTCCTGAAGCTTGCGCATTGTTTCCGATTCACTTAAGGATATTCGCTCTAAACTTGTTGCATGCTCTTGCTCTATTTGCATGCGTAATTGATGGTATTGACTAACTTTTTGTTTAGAACCTGAAGCTAGGTCATTCCCTCCATCATTTCCACCGCCTCCGCTATCTCCCAGTGGCTTATCTTCTTTAGTCGGTTGACTAAAAACACCTTTTTCTATGGCTTCTTTTGTTCTTGTTTGTCGTTGATATTGAGTCTCTAAATCCTTATTTATATCTTCTAATTTTCCTAACGCACTTCGCCTATTTCGAAGCACCTCTTCAGGATCATCCCCAAAAGCACTGACCATGGCGTTACCAAACCAACCGCTGTCTTTTATTTCTGACATCGAGGTTTGTCTATCTTCAGAATATCTAGCTAACTCACCATAGATTCGAGATCTCTCAGCTTCTAATAAAGAAATATTTTCTGCGATTTCATCAGCCTGTATTTCTAATTTGACTCTAGATAAACGCTGAAGCTCTTCTATTGTTTCAGCAACTGAGCCCCGTAAACCATCAACCTTCAACTTAGCTTCATCAGCTTTAGTTGCAAAATAATAAATAGCTGAACCTGCTAAAGCCAAGACACCAACTGGTCCACCTAAGGCAGAAACAACACTTCGGAGTCCTAAGCTAGATGCTCGCAATGCCCTTTGACTATAAGACAGCTGATTGTTGGCTGCAGCAAGTTGTTGCTTACCTAACATTTCTAGTCGATTGGCTTCTCGAATCTGCCTATTTAATGCCAGATACTCTTTTTGATAATTAGCATTGATACCATGTTGCCTATTCAATATGGATTGAGTTGCTAGCCTTCTTGACTCTTGTTGGGCTAACTCTCTAGATGCTTTTGCTGAATCAATGGTTCTTTGAGCCGTTTCTCTCATTTGTTTGACATTATTTCTTACTGCAACTTCATTTTTCACCCACTCTTTGGTTTGATCTTGAAGTCCTCTCGTCATTCTGGCGCCAATGACGGGTAAGACAGCGTAAGTCGCAATATTGGCTAACGTAGAGAAGTTGTTATTTAATGCATTCACAGCGGAAGTAACATTCTGAACACCTGTACGTAAAGGACCATCGGCACTGGTACCGACTTTAATCGCCAAGCCTTCAAACGACTTTTCCATTAATTCTAAATCAGCATTTAGATTTTGCGCTCGTTTTCCCGCTTGTTCATACGCTGTTTCTGTATCAGTGAGTGCCTTAGTTAAATCGACTAGCTGATCCCTGTTCTTAACTAAAATAGTACCCGCACTGACATTGGCGCGACCAAATATCTTTGTTGATGCAGTAGTAGAATAGTTTTTCTTGTCGAGGTTCTCTAATGCTGTGGCTAGGCCAACAACAGATGGACGCAAGTTTTTATCAGCTGAACGCTCCAAAGCCAATAGAACGTTACGCAACATCGTACCGGCAACTTCGGCCTTGATCCCTTTTCCTGCTAAAACTTGAATAGACGCATTAAGTTGTTCAAATGAAACACCAGCTTGAGAAGCAACGGTGCCACTTTTCACAATCGCTTGTGCTGTTTCGTTAATTTCAGATGCACCGTATTTCGCACCTGCTGCTAACACATTAATGTAACGCTCAGATGAGACAGCGGACTCACCAAACTGATTAAGACTTAAGGTAAGAGATTTCGCCGCATCGGCTAACTCAATACCTGAAGCTTGCGCCAAGGTAATCGATTTAGCCGTTACATCTTCTAAGGCTCCCGCTGTCTGCAGTAATGACGGTTTTGCTGACGCAATAAGTTTCATGGCATCCGCGACTTTTATTGCGCCAAATTCCGTTGTTCGCCCCATTTCTTGAGAAGCAATACTGTACTCTTTCATGCGCTCAATAGACGCACCCGTAATCGCACTCAGATCAGAAATTGCCTGACTATACTTGCGAGAAATATTTAAAATGCTACCAATGGATAAACTCACTCCACCTAACATCGCCAGTCGTCCTGCAACATTCGTCACTTGATGACTGATTGAATAAAAACCATCTGCAACCGCTTTTGTTTCACGCTTTGCTTTATTAGAAAAACGTTCTGTTTCACGCCCTGCATGGTTTAATGCGCCTGTAATATTGCTTCTAAAACTGGCGTCATTCAGCAATAGCCCAACCCGTAAATCGGCTAAATTAGTGGCCATAATATTATCTTCCTATCATTTTCATTACGTCAGAACATTGCTGTTCAACAGATTTAGAGGTGCTTGTTGGTTGATGTGCACTTTCAGGAGAGGGAGGTATATCTGATGGTGGTATTACACCTGGTTTTTCTGATTTGAGCGCAAAATAAGCCTGCCAACCCAGTAATGTATTGGCAGGCAAATTGAGAACGCGATAGGGATCAATTTCACCCAACTCTTCAGAAAGTTGATAAGCAAAATAGAGTAATGGGCTATCCGTTAGTTTTTTTTTGCCTCGTCTAACGTGCCAATGGAGTGTTGCTTCACGACGTTAATCGCTTCGATGAGGATCGCGTTATCATGGACGTTAACCAATTCTTCTGGTTTGGGTAGTAACGATTTACTTATCGGTTTACCTTCATCATCAACCAAGCAATTCAGCAACATACCTACGTTACGTAATGATGCCTCACGTAATTTGCCATGTTGATTTAATTCAGAAACCTCAAGTTCCAAATTCATCAACTCGTTAGCCGTCATACGACGAATGTTTACCTTTACTCCACATAGAATATCGACTTCGATAATTTGAGGTTTCGCTGTAAGTAAAGAGGCTTTTAATCCTTTCATTAACCCTGATCTCCTGTTGATGCTGCAGAAGAAGTTCCCCATACAAGGTTATTTTGTTTTCCTTTTACGGTGATCTGGATGGCTTCATTAGCAGGCGCTGAGATGTCATTTAATTCCCAGCCTGACAATGAAAGGATCATGGTTGCGGTACGTTTATTAGGAAGCTCGCAGTAAAACTGCACCGTTTCACGCTTTTCTGCTGCATTCAAGAACGCAACAAAGTTTTCATTTTCTGGATCATCAATGAAGCCTAACGACTTTTCAGGTCCTTCCGGTAAGTCAGAAATAAATTGTTTGTTTTTATCGATGAGTGTCGTGACGTCAACAAAGCTCCCTGATTGTCCTGTGGCACCTAATGCCTTACAGTTAACCAGTGGCTTCATTTGTTCAACGGTATCACCCGCTTTACCAAATTTCACAATAGTGCCCGCGGGAAGCATGGCGTATTCTGGCGATGTTTTTTGATCTGCCATTATTTTTACTCCTAAGTATATAAAGAAAGGGCATGGCGAATATGCTCAGTTAAGGTATTGAGCACCGCACGTTGGTTGTAATCGAGGGCTGGACGAATAAAAGGACGAGCAACTTGTTTGATGGTGCCGAACTCTTGAGCGCGAGCTTTCATATAATGAGGTTTTGTCGGCCCTACGGTGACCATAACAGCCCCATTCGTATTTTTTACTCGTGTCGTTTTGATGGTGATATTGTCTCGCATATGAGGTTCAGTGCTTTTTGCATCAAACCCTGCATGCGCTTCCATATCATCTTTCACAACTTGCATGGCTTCTCGCCCTGCTTCACGTAATATTTTGGTTTTTAACTCAACTTCTAACTGCTTTAATTTCCGACCTAATTCATCCAACCCTGTCACGCTAAGGTTGGTTATCACGTTGCACCCTCGGGATAAGTGATAATAAAATCACGATAAATGCGGTAGATTTTACGATTTTCCGTTTGCTCAATCATGTCCTGCAGAAAATTGCCTCGCTGAACAGTTTGAACAGGGTAGTTGCCAATATAACTGTGTTGAATAGCTTCCCACTCACGACAGAGAGTCGATTCCAGTTTTAATGCCTTTTGATAATCATCGGGAATTTGGATAACGATTTGAAAGCGAGCTTGAACCAGTGAGGTACATGCTAATCCAGAGTCTATCTTGGGATCACTAATCCGTTGATAGATAACCCCTTCTAATTTATCTGAAGGAAGTTTTAGCGGATAAGCTAGTAAGCCTGTAATTCGTTCAAGATCAGCCTTAATATCAACTTCTATCATGTTGAATATTCGCCTCCGTGGTAATAATGGTTCTATCAGACTGATTTCGGTCAACAGCGCGAACGGTAAATAGTCGCCCCTGATAGCCCACCAGCCACCCCATATCAACATCAGAACGGGGACGAATGGTGAAATGATAAGTTTCAATGACCTGATCTTGGTCAGCGGTACGAATTTTACGGTTCGACATCGATTCTGCTTTAGCCCATACCTCAGCCACTTTTTTTGAAACGACCTTTTCACTCCCTAAATCATCACGTTCAGTAACATAGTGAGAAAGAGAAATGCGTTTATTGAGTTCACCGGCTTTCATCATTCCTCACAAATTAATATGACGATAGGGATCGAGTAATAACTTAAATCCTGCGGGTAACACGGCCGTTTCTCTATTTTCATAGAAATTTCCAACCGCTAACATAAGGGCCAATTCAATATCATCAGTAATTAATAGGCCGTCAGGATCTCCCTCTGGAATATCTTTTTCGTAGAGATGTCGATTGATATACCCTTCAGCGCGTTGTTTTGCCGCTATCAGATAAGTTTTTAGTAATTCATCTTCTAATGTACTGCCCTCATCTAATCGACATTGTTGCTTCAATTTTTCTAGTGTGGGTAGTGGCATAAATCCCCCATACCTGCGACCTATCCCGATCGCAGGCACAAAAAAACCGCAATTAAGCGGTGACTGGTTTATTACTTACTAATGCTTATTTATTAGTACTACTCGTACCCTTCCCCACCAATGCCTTAATAGCAGAGGTATCTTCAAGCACACAGTCAAAACGATGGAAGGCTAAGAACGCAGTTTGGTCATAATCAGCATAACGCTCAACCAAACGCTTCAGGGTCATGTAGGTCACACGACGTAAAATGAAGCGGTCAAAGTCACCACAGAAGATGAATTTTTTACCCGCTTCCATTTTGTCGATCGCCTGATCAACTACATACTGCATACCTAAAATTTGTGCAGGGGCAACACCTGAAATGGACGGAAGCCATAAAGGGCGTTTTTGTGCATCTTCCATTAATTTTAGGTTTTTCAGTGTGTCATCATTAAAAGCAAGACGGAATTTAGGGCTATTGCGGTAAGCAGGATCAATCGCATGCTCTAATTCGGCAATATCTTTCCAGTTTAATGACGCACCTGATGCCTCAACCGTGCTTGTCACCGCTGTTTCCAAACCTGAAGGCTGTTGAGGTGTTCCTGTACCAGTACCTTTAATTAAGTATTTTGCTTCACCGCGACCAATGCGCTGAGCAATACGTGAGGCCAGATACGCTTGAATATCTACACTACTATCTTGCAGTAGCTCATTGGATACACGGATGATTTTTGATGTGAGTTTTTTAGCCCCTAAAATGGCGGTGCCAAACTCAACATCTTGTTCACCTGCTGCGGTGTTTTCGCCCAGTAATTCACCTTCTTCATTAGTGCCATCAGATGTTGACCACGTAATATCTTGACCGGTGGCAGTCGATAAAATTTGAGCCACACTTGCAATACCACCATAGGCTTTCATTTGATCAACAATCTTATTTAACATCTGAGTAGGAACAGTGTAACCCCCTTTTTCATCCGGTGAGGTGCCTTGAGCGCGGATCTCTTTTACCGCTTGACGCTCTTCAGCAGTAAGTTCACCAAAACCACAGCGCAGTAAGCGATCAAACGCTTGATTGCGACGCTCTGCTTGCTCTGTTTCAGGGTTATTCGGTTGTTGGCCACGCTGTTCTTTCTCTTTGTCATCAACAAAATCTTGATCTAATGAGCGTAGTTGCTCTTCACGCTGAATTTGTGCATCTAAATTTTCAAGTTCAGTTTGCGCTTTATTCCATTGGGTGCGTTGCTCTTCTGTCATCACATCATCACCCACTTTTTCGTGAATGGCGCGCATATCAATCGCGATAGTGTTACGTTTTTGTTTTAATTCATGAAGCTTCATAGTCATAGTATTACCTTATGCATTGAGTAAAGTCATAAGACGCTCACGCGCCAATTTTTGATTAATTGCTTTTTGGAGATCGCCACTGTCTCTGGCTTCTTTCCATGCATTCATTGAACGAACTGCAGAGTCTGCATCTTGATACGCAGGATAGGTGACAGGACTGACATCATAGAGTCGAGAAAATCGGGTTATTTCACGAATAACAACACCCTCATCATCCTGGTACCAGTCTTCACCGTCCCGCGCCACTCGAAATGCAAAAGAACTTTGATTGATATCGCCACGTTGCATCGGTGCCAACACTAAATCACGAATGGTTTGTGTATCAGGTGCCGTAATATCGTAAACAAGCCCACGTTCATTGACGCTAAGCGACAAGGTTCCTGCGGTTGTTCGCCCTAAAATATAATTTGGATCGTGATTAAATAACCCGCGCACATCATCATTGAGTACATCATCAAATGCGCCCGGCTTAATGATTTCACGGAACCCATAAATCAGCTCAGATCGGGAATCGAAAACAGAGCCTAAACCCACGATATGTGTCGGTTTATTTTCTTCTCCTGCTTCCGCCCGAACCTCACCGACATAACATCGTGTTTCTTTTTCACTGCTCATCGTTATCCCCTTTCGGTTCTTCTGTTTTTCCCCCTGCGAACTGAGTCGCATTGACGCTCACTAGCATTTCATCAAGACCATCAACAGGATTCATATCCTCAAAGGCACGCGCCTCATTACGGCTCATCCAACCATCCGTAATCGCAAAGTGGTAGAAATCAGCACGTTCTTTTGGTGTTCCACGTAGTAATCCCGCTAAATTAAATCGCACATAAAATCCGGCTGTTCTCTCTTGTCGAGTGAATAAGCGTCGATTTAACTCCTGCTCCCAGTTCACTACCCACGGCATGATGGTATGTCGTACAAACTGGATGGATTGTTCTGAGATGTTTGAGAAAGTAGCTTTTTCGAGGTCATTAATCATGTGAGCTGGCACATTGAAGATCCCTGCAATCATTGAGCGATTAAGTTTCAGCATATCAATCAATTGAGCATCAACAGGCGAAACTGTTAGCGCCTTGTAATCCAGATCCGCAGGTAAAAGCATGGTTTTATTTTCTTGGCTTCGTAGCATTCGGGAAGCTTTTTGCCACATATCCTTCAGTCGCTCCCAGCCCGCTGGCTGTATATCCCCTTTTACTGACACAATCCCCGCAGGACGTGCATTCCCTCCAAAGAAGGAGCTGGTATACTTCTGTCCACTCATCCCCATACCGATGGTTTCCGCATGCTGAGCAATGGGACTTAACCCCATACGCTGATTGTTCCCCAACGCTCGAATATGGATCATGTCATCAGGACTAATGGCAAAATTCCCCAATTCGTTATAAACGCCGTAAGTGTATCGACCACCAGTATTAAGCAGTGTCGTTTCCCACGGCATACAAGCTTCTAAATTTGTCACCTCGCCTTTTCGATTACGGATAACGTGCGTATAACCATTCCCCCACCCCAGCACATGACGCTCTTTTGTTTCGCGCCATTTATAGCTTGTTTGCCACTCGTTAGGCTCATCATGAACTAAATAAAACAAAGGATGATCACGCGCAGTTTCTACCCTATTACCTGACTTTCGCATTACATGAAGTGGCATCTGGGCAATAGACGATGAAAGCACATAAATACAGGCATAGACTGCTGCTAATTTCATGGATGTTTCAGGGCTAACATACACATCAGCCGTAAATAATCCGTCATTATCAATAGAGTCAGCCGTAATCGGTGTGTTAGGGTTCTCTAAACTGGGTGAGTCGTTGCGAAATAGAGCATCAATTAACACGTTTCCCCCTCATAGCTACCGCCAAGGCATAGGTTATTGCAATGCAACCACCGATAATCAGCGTGTTAGCAACACCATATTTTAGATAACACCCCGCCATAACCGCACCAACACCAGCCAGTGCAGTGATATCAAGTAATAAGTTTTTCATAGGAATAAAAGGTCTTCGTTAGGATCTAAAGAGGAAAGGAAGTCACCACCACTGCCACCATTCACCAATAATCGACTCATGCCTGTAAATAGTGCAACAGGGCCGTCAATTTTTGCCTCGGGTGTAGATTTATTAGGGAAAATATTGTCGTTTTTGTCCGGTTTAACTGTGACGTTCGACATCATCCAGTTCATAACAGGGTGTTGGCTATGATGAAACTTACCTGCATAAACCAGTGCTTCAATCTCTTTCATGGATTCGGAAAAGTTACGCACCGTTTGAGCAACCTCAACAAGGGGTAACCCTTCTTCAGCCAGTGATAAACTAAATTGTGTCGCACTCCACGGGTCAAAACCCAGTTCTTTTAAATTTTCACCATCCACCCACGCTATGATTTCTTCTTTAATTTGAGCGTGATCGACAACTTCACCATCAGTTAATTCAAGACACCCCATATCTGCCCATTTTCGGTAAAGTTCAGCCATTTGGCGAGAACAGCGTTCTAATCTCTCCTCAGGTAACCAGAATTTAAAATCAGCATGAACATGCCCATTGGTAGGCTGTTGCCACACTTTTACCGCGGCACAAATATCAATCTTATTAGCAAGGTCAACGCCCACCCATAATGGATAGGTTTTTAATTCATGTTGAGGTGCGAGTTCAGGTGCATCATCCCACTTCATCATGTCCATCCATGAAGATTCGGCTGTTACCCAAATATTCATGTGTTTTGTGAAGAAGTTAATCCGTGCAGAGACCTGCTCTTTGGCTTTCTTGGCTAAACGACGTAAATCATCCCAACGTTTACAAATACCGAGCCCCGGATTTGCCTTTTGCCACACGGTTTCATCAAAGGGGTCATCGTCTTTATCTAGCGTATAGATAATGCCAAAGAAAGAATCATCATCCACTTGACCACGAAGAACCTTAATCGCGTAATCCCGTAACTCGTAACAAATCCCCTCTTTATTAAAACCTGCGGTCGTGATACCAAAAAGAAGAGACTGCAGACGCGCACCGGTAGCGGTTTCTAATACGTCCCACACATCACGAGTTTTGTGTGCATGCAATTCATCAACAATACCGCAGTGAATGTTTAAACCATCAAGATTATTAGCATCACTGGAAAGCGGTTCAAACTTAGAGGCAGTTTCTTCTTGATAAATAGCGAGTTTATTAAATTCAAATAAACGCCCCAATGTCGCTTTGGACTTTTTCAGCATGTTCTTCGCATCTTCAAATACAATACGAGCCTGATCACGCGTTGTAGCTGCTGAGTAAACTTCGGCACCACCTTCACCATCAGCACCGGTCATATACAGCCCAATACCCGATGACAATGTGGATTTTGCATTTTTTCGCGCCACCTCGTTATAAGCTGTTCGATATCGACGAACCATAACAGGACGTCCGCTACCATCGTTACGAAGGACTACTTCACCCGTACTTTCATCAGTTAATGGACGAACAAACCCAAAGATATTGATGAGAATAAAAATATGCCAATCCATCAGGTCTATGGGTTTGCCCGCCAATGCACCTTTGACGTGAGGAACAAACTTATAGAAATTCAAAATATGCTGAGCACGAGGTTCACTAAACGTTATTCCTCGTTTCTCACCTTCCTTTAAATCATCGAGAAACCGCTGACAAGCAAGCCTAACCAATTCACCTGCAACAATTTTCCCTGTCACTACTTTCTCAGCATAACGAATGCCATCAATAACCTTTGCCATCTTTAATCTCTCGCTTTTAAAAATGCTGTAAATGGATCCTCTTCTGCTGGAGTCTTCATGGTGACTTTTGTTCGAGAAGCGGGAGTCATACCAAATTCACTTAACATGGCGCGAATACGTTTCCATGCGTCTGCCTTCATTGCAGCAGATGGATGCGCCTTTATCATCAATCCACTTTCTGTATTGTTTTTGTAGGTATAGCCTTCTTTATCGAGAACATCACAATGATGTCGATATTCAGTGTAAGCTTCGACGAGTAACTCCAATGCCTTAGCATCCATCTGACTCATGACACCCATTGCATCAAGTTCTTCAGCAATACGCTTAAACCAATACTTACCTTGCTTAGTGAAATGCTTCGGAGTTGGGGGTACCCCTTTTGGCGGTTTTGGCTCTTTTTTATTAATCGGTCGTTTTGATGGGTTCCCCCTCACCAATTGCAGATGTGACGGGGTTTTAGGCGGTCCAGCCATAATAGAAATCTCCTATCAATAATTGCTTGGGGTTCCCCAAAAAAAGTTTTCTAACCTGCGGTGATGTGAAAAGAGGTAAGGGGGCGGTCCTAGGTGGCGAGAGTGGTAGGGATTTGACCCGCCCCTCCTCCCTATACGTTATAATTTCAAGATGAAGATAAATATTTTTACAGGTTTATTTAATTAATATATATCAATAGGTTATATTTAATATTAGATTCTTTCTTTTGCGGTCTTAGTTCTATGGCATGGAATACATAACGACTGAAGGTTCTCTTCCGCATCGGTACCCCCATGCGCCTTAGCAATTATATGGTCAACTGTTTTTGCTTCGGTTGCTCGCCCTGCTTTTAAGCATTCTTGGCACAGATACTTATCACGCTTGAGTATACGAGCTCGTAACTTATCCCACTTGGTACCATAACCACGTTGATGGCGGCTCTTACCTTGCTGGTGGGTTTCCCACCCTAGGTTCTGATGGTCTTCACAGTAACCGTTACGTTCTGTTGTTGTCTTAGCGCATCCCTGTTTACGACATGCGCGAGGTATGCGAGGTGGCATCCGATCTCCTTAAAAAAATCTATATCTATTATTAACATGAGTTCAGGTTATTATTAGTAACTATCAAAATATAAGGATTTTTTATTATGAATATTTTCAACCCTACTATTTTCCCCGCAGTTACAGCTCTAATTGGTTCTCTTATTGGTGCAGGAATTACTGCCTGTAGTGGCTTATACATGGAAAGAAGAAGACATAGGAGAAATGTTGAAATATATACAGCAGGATTTATTGCTGAAGTCGAATCATTAGTTGAGATAATTAATATAAGGGGATATATCACAGATCTAGAAAGTACACTACAAACACTTCCCAAAGATCAATCGATATCATTCAACATCCTGATTCCTGATAACTATGCTCGCTTTTATGATGCGAATATTGCATACGTAGGTTTATTAAAGCCAACTACTGCTAAAAATTTAGTTATTTTTCACCAAATACTACAAGCCATAGTGCAAGATTTTAAGCCAGAATCCTTTTGTAGCGCCAATGGTCACAGCTATGACACACTGAAAGAATTACTTAACCTAGCTAATAAAGCAATACAATTAGCTGATGAAATTAAGCTAAATAAGTAGTTAACTGATTAATAAATATTGCATTGAGTATCGATGTAATTCTGTAGTCCTTTAATTATTTGCTCTGACTGTGCAATTCGCTCTCTGAGTAACCAATAATTTCGGATAGCGGTGTCAGTAGGTCTGGCGGTGGTTGCATCATCCATGCTGGTGGTGGAAGTGGTGGGGATTTTTGGACACTCGGCTTTGATGTACACCCGTTCAGGATTACGCTCACTAATATCACGCAAGCGACTAATTTCATTCTTTGCATTAACAAGCTCCTGTGTGTGCCTTGTATCAAGTTGATTTAGTCGCTCTATGCGTACTTGATAATCAGTATTGATAGCTTTTTGCTCTTCGAGTGTGGACATAAGTTCTTTGTTGTTTTCTGTCAGTGTGTTAATTCTTTTCGCTTGTGCATTAATCAGTACGCCACCACCAGCAATAATACCCACTATCACAATGACAATGTAAAGTTTCCAATGCTTCATAATTAGTACCGATGATGTGAGAGAGCTATCTGACAGCGCTTGTCTAAGCTTGCTTTATCGTTAATACATGAATTATCAATCGAGAGATAAATGCCACCAGCAACCGTGATGAGTAATATGAGGATAAAGCTGATAATGATAATTAAAGGTTTCCATGACATAGTGCTGACTCCGCATCTCTACGACTGACTAACCCTCTCCATACTTTTCCACCAGCATAAACCCAGCGTTTCATTTCTTCACAAGCGCCATACTGATCACCTGCGTTTAATTTCTTTAGCAACGTAGAACGTGCAAAAGCTGTGGTACCCACATTAAAAGCGAAGGAATATAGAGAAGCTTTTGTTTTATCATCGACTGGCACTTTAACCAGGACATCAACTTGCTGTTGAGTTCTGATAAAGTCTTTCTGCAGTAATTCATCACATTCTTGCTGTGTGTATGTCTTATCTTGAATGATGTCGTTTCCAGTGTGGCCATAACAAACCGTCAGAATTCCAGCAACATCACGATAAGGTTCATAACGAACACCTTCAAAGTAACCAATCACTGTTATCGCAATACTTACCGCACCAGCACTCGCAACTGCAGCTACCTTTTGTTTTAGATTCATTAAATGTCCTTTTTAGCTTTAGTTAGCATCTCGCCAACTATCTTTTCTATGTCTTGCTGATCGCTAGAACAATTGCGATGAACTAATTCAGCAAATAACGCTGTTCGTTTCCGTTGTTCTCGCTGTGTCATAAAGTAAGTTGCTAATCCAAGGAGCATGCTGAATCCCATCCCTATTACAAATCCCCATTCATAAAGTGAGAGACTTGCAAAAAAGGCGGTTAAGCCAGCCGTTCCGTAGGTAGCATTGGTCAATTTTTCCATGCGCATATACACCCCCTACGGAGTGTCCGAGTTTAGTTAAAGGAATACAGGCACACAGTTATTGTGTGAAGTGATTAGTGCGTAATAAGAAGAATCTCTTAACCTAAATCATTAACTAGGCTATTCTTTGTAGTACCTATAATAGCACCCCACATTCAGGCGGCGCTTAGTTATGGTTTGATGTGTTTTTCTATACTATACTGTATAAATAAACAGTATATTAGGGAAAGGAAACAGTTTATGAATAAACTAGCCAGATTATTACTAACAGCAAGTTCAATTGCACCAGTGTGTATAACCCTTGCTTTCATTGGATTTATCAAAGACTCTATGTGGCTTGTCTATTCGTCCGTGACTGTTTGTGTTTTAAGCTTTTTTTCTTGTGTATTTTTTATACATATTGCTAAGCAACGATTATGTGAACTAACTAAAAACATTGATTCAATATCACCAGCTAATAAAGAGGTAACAAACTACTTCATAAGCTACTTGTTCCCTCTCTTAGGCACGGATTCTATCTCTACTGATTGGAAGTATGCTCTATTTTTTTACGCTTCTTTATTATTCTATATTTCATTTTCTGAAAACTATAATTTCAATCCATTATTATCAGCGATGGGATATAAGTTTTATGAAGCAGAAGATGATACTGGGGTCGGTTTTGTTCTAATCTCTAAAGACGTTATTTTAGATATAAAGAATAAAAAATTCACAGTTGTACAACTAACTGATTACACTTACTTACATGTTGGATGATACTAATATGCCATTATTTGCTCTCATGGATAAGGATGTTGCTATCCCTATTGTTAGAATAGTCACAGATAAAGCTACAGATAAAAAAGTTACTGAAATATTTCAACAACAATTTGAATATTTCAAAAGCCATTACGACCAACAAATCGAGTTTTATGCTGGGTATTCCCCTAGATATAATGAGTGTTTTTTTCTAGATGATTTCGATGAAGCATTACCTCTAATCGATGCTATTAATAGAAACACTGCAATACCCAAACTTGACCATAAAAAAATTCCTATGTCAGGAATAAAATGTTTATTTGTTTGTACTGCATTCCCAAACAGTCCAGATAAAATAGCCATTCAGTCATTTAACAAAGGTCAAATACTCAACATAGATCGCTCTCTGTGGCTGAGTAAAAAAACCTTTTCCATGATGGATGGAGTTGGATTTAATCTAGATGATAAGCTTGTCGCAGTAATAGAAGGAAAGACGATTAAATTTAAAAGCTTTCAACGATTAAGATCCATTTTTGATATGGAAAAATATTTTAGTGAAGCAACTGACGACGATGTGAAATCTTTTAGTCAACATTGTAAATTTAAAACAGAAGTTGGATTTGATTTACTTTCAGTGGCGGATACTGTCGTTAGAACTAAAATTACCTTAATTAATAATTCAGGCGTATTAGACATTGATTTAAAAAAATTAAAATCTGCTGCAAAAAAAGTTAAATTTGACCTCAAAACAACAACTGATGCATCTGGGGTTGAAGTGATAGCTATGCCGACCACCAAAAAAGAAATAAAAAACCTATTAACATTCCTTGATGAAGACTATTTTACTTCTGAGATAAGTAAAACCATTTATAGATCTAACTCAAAAAGACCTGTTAACAAATAAATAAAAACCTCGCTATGCGCGAGGTTTCATTCTATAAGTTAGGTGACAACGTATTCACTCTTATCACATTAGCACCCAAAATTCGTAACGAAAAGCATTTAACTGTCAATTGTTGTTTTATTTGTCCATTCATCCATTTCTAAAACTACACCAGTCATAATTAAACAAGCATCAATAAAGGTTTCTGCTATCATGAGTTTTTGTCTAATTTTACCCTCTGAACACTTCATATCCCTTGCGATTGCTGATTTTGAAATATTCTTTATATAGTGTTTTTCTATCAAATCGTATTCGTCTTTCCTTCCTACTTTTATTAATTGCCCAACAGCTGAATCAATAATTATTCCATCATCATCACAGCAAGAAACACGACTTTTGTTTGTGCTCGGGAGCAATCCCTTAAACCCTGCAGCTATTGATGAGTAATCCACACTATTACCCTCATTCGCTGACCATGCTCCCCAACGCGATAAAACTTCCTGCATATCTCTCATGCCTAATACTCCTCGTGCCGTACACACGTTAAATAAATGCACCGATGCCTAATGAACGGTTTAAAAAATGAAATAACAAATCGAGTTGATTGCCGTGAGAGGCTTCCCACTGTTTTGGGTCACGATGTAACTCGTCATGATGAATGCGACACAATGGAATAGTGAATAAGTCATGAGTCTTAGTGCTCATTCCACCCATGCCATGACCAATAATATGGTGCGGATCATCAGCCTGTTGCCCGCACACACAACATGGTTGAGTCTTCACCCATTGCAACCAGTTGGTATTTTCCCAACGTTGCATTTTAGGTTTAAGAAGAAATGACGCTGGTGGCTCAGGATCAACCGCAACTTTAATAACCGGCTTTATGGCATCTAACCGCTCATTCATTGCAGATAATGCTGTTACGTTGCTTGGGATAATGTCAGCTTCTGGAAAACCACCGTGAACTCTGCGTTCTTCTTGTTTATCTGACCAATTTAAAATCTGGCGCAATATCGCTTCGGGTAATTCATCAACCAAGTTATGCATAACCGCAAATGAGAAAAAATCAGGTATCGTTAGCTGGTGGTCATCATCTAATCTCAAGCGAAAACGAATAGTATCCAACATCCAATTGATACGATTTTTATGAGCTAATTCAGCAACCCACCCAGCAAATGAATTTCTAATATGGTTATCATGATGCCAACAAGTGCGGATCACGCCCGCTTCATGAAATGTCGTTACTAATTCGTGATGATGGTAATTATCTTCATCATTATCAATCTGGCAGCACTTGATATTACGGATAACCCACGTATCCATCGGTGATACTTTATCAATGGTATGGATCACTTTTTTGCTATTAAGAAATTGGACGATGTGCTTATTGTTTAAAATAGGCTGTTCATCACCCGTTAATGCACCAGAGGGCAACACATCTAAACTTTTAGGCACATCACTGATAATCACACGATGGTGCTTTTTAAATTGCTCGAGTAATTCAGCACCCGGTTTAAGTAACACAACACCAAGTTCTGGCTGAATGTAGGGTGTTAACAGTAATTTCATTAGATGATATCCCCTACTTTATATTCAGCCCATAACCCTGCGATCCACTTAACGCCTTTAGCGGTAAACCGTGATTGTGCAAATGCATGGTTATTGGTTTGGTTAGTGCCTGTCTTTATCTCAAAGCGACCAAGGTCTACATGGGTTTGATAAGGCGTAAAAGTATTATTCAGGCGATACATGATTTTCTTATCTATTAGAAAACAGCGAAAATCCGTTTCTTTCACCTGCAGTAATTTACACACTTGTCGAAATGTCATAGAACCAGTGGATAAAACATAATTATCAACAAACTGAGCCTTAGGCATGGCAATCGCCAACTCACTTTCTAGCTTTTGTTTTTCTTCTGCCAAGTCTGCAGCTAATCGCAATGCCTCTGGTAATGTTTGAGGAATGATTGGTTGCATTTTTGACTCCAGTTCCTGCCACCGATCGACAATTTTCGCTGTAAATTGAGGTGACAATCGAGCCACCAGCACTAGTGAGTCCCTTTTATTAAAACGGTATTCAGTATATTGATTGCCATTATGCTCAAAAGGGAACTCAGCCAATGGCTGGGTTAAAATTTGAGCAATAAAAAGCCTATCTGCAGAACGTTTAACATCTGAGTGATTACTGCCCGTTAAACTGGCAATATCTCTACTCGACATAGTTAATTCGCGATTCATTGCAGGTAATGCTGAAACTTCCATTGTTCTTTGCATCATGCTATTTCTCTCCACGCTTACTCGTGTCCGTACATCACGTTATTAAATGAGCGGATAGTGATTTCTAACTTTCCACCCTTTACGACTTCCATTAACATCACATCCATATGCTTTACCTGCTGATCATCTTCCCAAATACCCGCATGTGTTAATGCATCAAATGGGGCCTTTAAAAAGTTATCAATGTCCCTGCGCTGTTTTGTTGGTGGGTATAAACGAACCAGGACAGAGACATTTTCTTTAATAGCTTTGGGTTTTCGTTTTAACTGCTCATATACAGAAGCAATGGTGTTAATTCGAAACTTACGCCCTTTTTCACTGATCAGCGTTCTACCCTTAATGTTTCTCCAATACGAGTTAACACTAGGTGGAAATGGCAATGTGAGCATGAGTTCAGGCATAAGTCCCCCATAAGCCAATTAGCAATGTCACTACAAACCAAAAACCAACGAACAAAATGTATTTAGTTAGCATTAGTGATTACCTCTTACTGAACTTACTAATGAATCGTAGGGCTCGGTTGGTAATTTCCCCATGAGTGCAAAATTAGAAGTGGCGTGTTTTACCCATTTGATAGTTGGCAACGAGCATTTTTTAGCCTTCTGAATATTCAACTTTTCAATGTAGACTGACTCACCTGATTTACGTGATTCTGTTATTGCTGAATAAACTCTTTCTGCCTCTTTAGTTACTCTGTAGCGTAATGGACGTTCTTCGCTAATTCTGACTAATGCACCTAAAGTCCAAAGGTGTGCCAGTGCTCTTGATGCGCCAGCTAAATTAGTGTCTAAATAACGAATAACAATGTCGCGATCTACTACTTCACCGACTTTGTACAACGCTAAGATTTGCTCTGTGATTTTCAT